TGGTCGAATATGACACGCGATAAGCTAAAAGAATTTCATACTAAGTCTAAGGACCAATTAAATGATATTCTTTACAGGCTTAAAAGCGTTAAGATAGATGACCTATTATTAGAAGCTGGTTTGTATTTCTTTTATATTGATGGTGAAAATCCTTATATAATAAATTCAGAAACACAACAGCGCAAAATGGATGCAATTAAAAAAGATGATGAGTTGCGCGCTTTTTTTTTGAACAGTATAGAGCAAATCTTGAAAGGTTCGAGCGCTTTAAAAAATTAAACTTTCCACGGCTAAACAAAATTGAACCGAACGCTAAACCAAAAAAGAAACCGCAAACATATCAGCACGCATTACAAAAACTGAAAGAACAAAACCGCGAGAACGATTATATAATAACTAAGGGTGACCCGGTACAGATGGCAAATGTTAGATTTTGGGTTATACGCGATTATTATAGCGCATTAGAACAAATACTTAAAGATAACGATAGGGCCGAACAGGCTAATAAAAAAATAAACAAATAGTAATGGCAGAAATTAAAGATGTTTATAGTTTAGAATTTAACAGTTCACAGTTTCAAACTGAAATCAATTCAGCTATACAAAGTATTGACGAACTAAATAACGCCATGGCCGAAGGCGTTGATGTTGCCGATGATTTAGAATCAGCACAGGCTAACTTAGTTAACGTGTTGAATACTGAAGCCAAAGGAGTTGAACAGTTGAATCAAAAACGAGATACTTTAGTTAAAACACAAAAAGCCGTTAACGCTGAATCTAAAGCTGGTGTAGCAGTTGGTAAACAGTTGGATGCTACAAATAAACAGATAGCAGTTAGTACAGGTCAGGCGGCAAACGGTCAGCGCGGTTTTGCGGGTTCGTTACTACAAGGCGCGCGTAATATAAATGGTTTACGCCGCGCTGGTATGATGTTAGGTAATGTATTTAGATTGTTAGGCGGTTTAAATCCGTTCGGTTTATTACTTACTGCATTACCTACAGTTATTGATTATATTTTTGGTGCAACAACTGCGCAAAAAGCATTCAATGAAGCAACTGAATCTGCTGTTCAAGGTTATGCAAAAGAAAAAGTTGCATTAGATGAATTGTTTGGTTCGCTCAATGATGCAAACATTAAAGGTGAAGAACGTAGCGCAATTATTAAACAAGTAAATGACCAATACGGTGATTATTTGCCGAACTTATTAACTGAAGCAAATACAGCTGAAGAAATTGCAGCGGCTTATGATTTAATCAATAACGCATTGATAAGAAAAGCTGTTACCCAAGCTAAAACAAACGCATTAGAAGCGGTTACAGGTAAATTAATACAAGATAGGATAGCAGGTTTAGAAAGGCAAAAAAAGGCACAAAAAGATTTAGACGATGCAGGTGTAGCTATACTTATGAGAAATAAAGATGGTGAAGAAATGTTTTCAAGACCAACAAACGATGACCAAGCACGCGCAATAAATAATTTTAAAGCAGCAAAAAAGAATTTACAAAATATTGATAAGGCTTACAAAGAGGAAGTTAAAAAAATAAACGAATCAGCAAAAGACCTTGAAAAATCATTGGGTTTAACTCAAGTACCAACAACACCAAAACCACCAAAACCACCAAGAACACCAACAGCAATAACGCAAGCAAACAGAAATGCTACCGATGAAAAAGCTAAACTACTGCAAGAAGAATTAACCAACCTTGAAAATGCTTTAAAAATTGAAATCAATAAAACTGAAGAAGGTACAGAAGCGCGTGCAAGGGCCGAATTAAAATATATTGATGTTATCGAACAATTTAGAATACAGAATCAAAAAGGTTTTGGCGATACAGAAGCTGAAATTACTTTAATGATGCAAGACAATGTAGATAAACGCAAAAAAATAAACTTAGACTATTTCAATTCTTTAGATGAAAAAGAAAAAGAACGCATTGAAAAATTAAAGGTACAGATTGAAGAAACCGAAGCGCTTTTAAATTTACAAATTCAAGATACGCAAGAAGGCAGCCAACAACGTATTGATGCAGAAATGCAATACTATGACGTGCTAAAAGATTTATATACAAGATATGCCAAAGATTTAGGCATGACCGAAAAGCAAATAGATGAATTTGTAAAACAAGGGCTTAAAAAGCGTTTTGGCTTATATGAAGACTATTATAATAAGCAGTCGACTAATCAGCAAAATAATTTAGAACGCGAACTAAATAACCAGCTAACGGCATTAGAACAAGAACGTAACGCATTATTGCAAGCGGCTACAGGTAATGCAGAAGAACAAGAAAAGATTAACAAAAACTTTGATAAGCGCCGTTTAGAACTTGAAAAAGATACTAACAAAAAAATATTAGATGCAAAAATAACACTATTAAATCAGCTAAGAGCATTGGCCGTTTCAACTGGTGATGCTAATTTACTTGCTGATATTGATAAGCAAATATCAGAAATAGAACTTAAATTAGTTGAGTTAGGAAAACTTACTGAAGATGGCATTGAACCGCCCGACCCTAAAAAACTTATTGAACAAATAGGTCAAGTTATTACAGGCGTTTCGGATTCTGTTTTTTCTGTTCTTAATGCTCAGGTGCAAGCCTATATTAGCGGTTTAGATAAAGCCATTGATAAAAGCAAATCGGCATTGGATGAAATACGCGCCAATAGCGAAGACTTTAACGCGCGACAATTAGAAATTGAAAAGGAACGTTTAGAAAAATTAGAAGCCGAACGCGCAAGGGCTGTTGAACGTGAAAAAACATTAGCACAGGTACAGATAGCTATTAACGCATCAATTGCAATATCTAAAGCATTGATTGAAGGCGGCGGTTTTGCATCGGCTGTAACTGTTGGTTTAACTATTGCATCATTGATAGCTGGTTTAGCCCAAGCAAGGGCCGCCGCAGGTAACGCATTTTTTCACGGTGTTGAATATCTTGAACGCGGCAATAACAAAGCGGGCCGCGATACAATCCCTGCAATGCTAAACGAAGGCGAACGCGTAATTACAACAGATACCAATAATAAATATTGGGATGTATTAAGCGCCGTACATAATAATAGAATACCAGCTGATGTACTTAATACATTTTCTAAAGCATATCAGCAAGGCGGCATTAAAAACGCTTTAGGGGCATTTGGTGATAACGTAAGTCTTAGCAATGAGTTAGGCCAAAAATCTATATTTGTAAACGTGGCCCAAACATACGGCGGTTTAGAAAACAGATTAGAACGTATCGAAAATGTTTTAACTGAATTGCCTAAGTACATGCCGCGTACAACAGTTAGCGCAAATGCCAACGGTATATTTAAAATTGTCGAACAAAGACAAGCGCGGAAAAACTTTTCAAAGAATTGGTCAAAATAACATATTTTTGCACAAATAATTAAACATTATGCCACTAATCAAATGCTTACCCGGCGATAACAAATGTATTTCTAAAAACATTAGAACTTTAATAGCTGAAGGCAAACCACAAGAACAAGCCGTTGCCATCGCTTTAAACTTAGTTAAAAAATGAAATACCTAATAGCCATTGTAATACTATTAGTATCTGTACTGCTATACATTACCATTGATAATAGCACTAAGTTACATAAACAGATACAGAAAAACGAACAGCGGACCCGCGATAGTTTGTCACAAATATATGCTAAATTTGTGACAAAATCGGATAGCCTACAAGCGCATATAGATACGATGCAGACTACATTAGACAAACAAATAAAACAGTTTAGATATGACTTACACCGAATTAAGATTATTCAAATACCGAGTGTTAATTATAGCGACATTACTGATACTTTGCTCATTAGCCGCCTCTTGTCAGATTACAAAGGTAAATAACGGTTTTTTAATTAGCCGCGAATATGCTGAGTTCATCGCATTGCGTTTTGATAGCTTAGAAGTTTATAAAATTGCGTATGGCGAATGCGTTGATAGGGCCGTTGATTGTGATGCGTTGCTGAATAAATCTGAAAGGCTTATAGCTGATATGAAAGTACAGCACCAAACACAAAGCGACATGCTATTATTAAAAAACGCTATGATTAAAAGCTATGAACGCGATGCAATAATATGCAATGACTATAAAAAGCAACTGAAAAAACAAACACGTCTGAAAAAAATGTGGAAAATAACAAGTTACGCGTTTATATCTGTATCTTTGGGGGCGTTAACATATTCAATACTTAAATGAACGGCTTACTAATATTTTTCGATGGCATACCGCAAGACCTTGATAA